TCTTGCGCATGGTGCGTCACGCGGAAACCGCAGACATTCGGGCAATGACAGCAACCGCCACGGCTAAAAAGATTGCAGAAATGAGTGACGGAATCTACTTTGCCACCGAAAACACGGGCGCGGCTAAAAGCGGAGTTGGCAACGCCGCAGTGCGCGGTGCGGTTGCGGTAGCATTTTACGAAATTCCAGTTGTTAAATTGCAAAGGTTTTGCCGTGTTTTGGTGACTGGTATGCCAGAAGGCCCAGAGGATATGATGATTATTCGCGTTAGGAATTGGCTTATGGAGGGCCAAATTTCGGCGACGCCGCGCAATAAGCTGGAAGCATATCGCATTGTTTTGAACTTTATAAAGGCATACAGCGCGGGCCACGATTTGAAAAAGGTTCGCAAGGTAGGAAAAAACCCTTGGGAGTTGGGGATTTTTAACAATGACTGAACATAGGAAACACATGCGGATTGCATTGTCTGAGGCTGAATACGACAAGTTCAAGGCAGCAAAGGCCAAGGCGGAGGCAGCAACGCGGGTTTTGATGAGCGACCCGCAATATGCGGTGAGTTTGATCCGATACGCATCACGAGAGGCTGGGGATGATTGAAACCCCGGCTAACATTCTAAGCCACCACGCAGACAGTGACGCCGTTGACAGCTTCATCGCATACCGCAAAAAGCACAAACGAGCGCCACTGTCAGAGCGTGGGGCGCTGATGATTGCAAAGACGCTGCGCAGCATCAATGAAAACGGCGGTGACGCCACAGAAGCCTTGGACATGGCGCAAGAGCATGGCTGGCAGACAATCAAAGAGGACTGGTATTTTGGACAGAAACGCACAACTTCCCGCAATTCTAACGGCAACACTTCCAACAGTGACGCCACAGCACGCGCGGTCGCTTTCGCCGGAACAGCTAGACGCACACCGACAGAAGATTGCTTTTGATGTAAAGGTGTTCATGGCAAATGGTGGCTATTGGGATGCGCGGGAAGGTGACGAGATCGACGCGGCGGCGCTGGCCGAATGGGCTGACAGATTGGAGGACTGGCATCAACCGCAGATCATTTATGCCTTGCGCAAGTTTCAAGACGGCAACCCAAGCAAGCGGCCCAACCCCGGACATGTCTTGGCAATCTTAAAGGAGACACGGGGCAAGGCTGAAATTAGGCGCAACCCGTTGCCTAAATTGCCATCGCAGACAGTTACGCGCGTTGCGCCTAATGCGGATATGAAGGCACGGGCCGACGCTATCATGGCATCGTTCAACAAAGCGAGACGGACATGAACCTTCAAGACATCGCAGAAGCAACCGCCGACCACTACGGGACAACCGTAGAGGCTATGTGTGGCTACTCACGCCACCCCAAAGATGTGCGGCCAAGGCAGGTGTATTGTTACATGGCTTACAAGTGGACGGGCGAGTCCAAGTCGCAAATCGGTCGCATCATTCGCAGGGACCACACGACGGTAACTTCTTCGCTTGCAAGGGTGGCGCATTATGATATAAGTGCGGAAGTTGCCGCAATCGAATGTGTCGCTTGCATCGACTGGAACGCAATAGCGTTCACAACCAACAGAAACCATGAGGGACCAAACCTATGACAGACAACACAACATACCGCGTGACAGCCGACGAACTGCGCCAATTCATTGAACGGGTGGAGCGGCTGGATGCTGAAAAGGCCGACATCGCAGACGCAACCAAAGAAGTGATGGCCGAAGCCAAGGGCCGTGGCTATGACACCGCCCTGATGCGCAAGATTATCGCACTGCGCAAGCGCGACAGCGACGACATCGCAAACGAGGAATGTATCTTGGATACCTACAAAGAAGCGTTGGGAATGTGATGGACCCGATTGAAAAAGCGAAGCGCGGCACTGAACAGTTTGTCGCGCAGTTGGCCCGCGTTCAACCTGTAATGTTAGATGAGCCGCAAGCATTTAAGCGCGCTTGCATTCGGCTTGGCTACGAAACCGCAATTGCAATTATTACAGCCAAAGAAGTCAGCGCCAAAGACTTAGACGCCAAGACACCAGCGGGAGGCGTTTGGACACATCCGTTTCCGCACCAAACACCAACGGAGACAAACGCATGAAAAATATCGTAATCGCCGGACACATCGGCAAGAGCGCAGAGGTCCGCACGGCAGGCCAAGGCAAGGTTACAGGCTGGACGGTTGCAGTAGACGACGGATGGGGCGACAAGAAAACAACCATCTGGTTTGATTGCTCTTGGTGGGGCCAGCGCGGCGAAAAGGTTGCGCAGTACATCCAAAAGGGCGGCAAGATTACCGTTGCTGGCGAACTGTCAAAACGCGAACACGACGGCAAGACCTATTTGACGGTCAACGTGACGGACGTTGAACTGCAAAGCAAAGCGGACGGCGGCGGGCAGTCAGGCGACCAAGGCGGCTATGGATCGGGAATGTCGGGCAACGGCAACGCGCCCAACAGCGACATTGACGACGACGCCATACCGTTCTAAGCAAATTAACGCTTGGACAAATCCGAAACATGATATACAACAACAGGGCGGGCGACGGTGTAACAATCACCCCGCCCGCCTTTAACGTATCAAAGGAAACCATGACATGACAAACCCACACCCAAACCCCGTTGAATACCTCGGCGCAGTGCTTGACGCATACGCTGCAGACATAGACAACCCCGACACGCCCAACATTCCCCAGCACGCCGTAACGCTGCTACGTGACGCATTTACAGCTGTTGGCGTTGACTTTGATCTGAGCAAAGGGGTAGCGGCATGACCAATCTAGCCCCACAGGGACACAACAACCCGCCTTCACCAATGGAAGTCTGCGCGTCTGAGCATGACGACACAATCAGCGAGGGCCTAAATTGGGCCGACGGTGAAGCGGTAACAGACGAGCCTTCGATGCTGGCAGTTGATGCAATTATCAAGGGCGTGAAGTCATACCGCAGCGCACTGGTCAAGGCTGGCAAGGACCACACGGCACCGCTGCACGATGTATGGAAATCTGCGGTTGCTGACGTGAAAGTCTACACCGAAGACGCCGACCGGTTGCAGGCTGCGCTTGTGTCAGTTGTTGCCCCATTTAAAGCAAAGTTAGCGGCGCAAAAAGAAGCCGAACGCCAAGCCGCATGGGAAGCCGCACGCGACGCAGAACGCGAAGCCGAGGCGCTGGCCGCAAAGGCAAACGCCGCCAACATCGAAGACACCCGCGCCGCTGATGCTGCACGACATGCTGCACTTGAGGCAAAGAAGGCCGCAAGCGCCGCGCAGAAAGACACCGTAAAAGGAATGCGGACCGTTACCAAGCACGAGGTTTGCGACATGCGCAATCTGGTTAACTGGATCGCCACCAACGACAAAGCCGCAATGGCTGCGTTTGCAACCGAATACGCCCGCAAGACACACGCGGACATCCCTGACGCCATTGTGCGGACTTGGACCGAAAAGGAGGCTTACTAATGTCTGACAAATTAAACCTGCATCAGCGCATGGCCGCAGTTATGCGCGAAGTCACCTATATTCAAAAGGAAAGCAAGCAGGGGATGCAATACAAGATTGTGTCTCACGACAAGGTGACGGCCAAGTGCCGACCCGCGTTGCTTGCCAATGGCGTGATTTACTACCCGATCCGATGCGACACCGCGCAGAACGGCAACCGAACCGAATGCAACATGACCGTGCGCTTTGCGAACATTGACGACCCGCAAGACTTCATTGACGTGGAAAGCTGCGGGCATGGCATCGACACGCAGGACAAGGGGCCAGGCAAGGCGCAGTCCTACGCGGTCAAGTATGCGCTGTTGAAGGCGCTTGGCTTGGAGACAGGCGACGACGCAGACCACGACAGCATTGAGCACAACCGCGTAGACCCCGCAATGCACCAAGCGGCAACCGCGGCAGCAATCCGCATGATTGAAACAGAAACCAGCCGCGAGGGGCTTGTCGAGTATTGGATTGACCTTGCCAAGAATGAAAAGGCCGTGTCAGCGGACAAGCGCGTCATCGCGGCAAAGGACAAGCGCAAGGCCGAACTGCCGCAGGCCGCAGAGTGATGAGGTCAGCCGTAACGCCCGAACAGGCGGGGCGCTTGGCGGAATGGGTGGAGGGCTTGCCGGTGCCTTTCACCCTGACATTCAAGGAAGGCAAGGTGCGCACGCTTGACCAAAACGCATTGCTGCACAAATGGTACGGCGAAATCGCCAAACAAAGGGGTGACAGGACCGCCATGCAGGTCAAGGGCGAGTGTCATAACGAATACGCGCTGGCAATCAAGATGCGTGATCCCCAATGGGCTTGGGTGTGGATTAGAAGCGGCGCTACATTGGACTATGAGCAGCAATGCGTCGCGCTAACGTCTGGCGTGTTCTACGTGTCGAGCGGCATGTCAGTGCCAGAGTTATCGGAATACATGGAAGCAATGAGCCAAGCATATCGCAGCAAGGGCTTTAGATTGACAGACCCAGAGGGCAACAGATGAGTGAACATGCAGAACAAATGCTAGAATATGCGGCGCGAAATATGCACGACCCGCGCCGCCATTCTGGAACGTCTCGCAATCCAAAGGTTACAATGTGTCCTGTCTGCAAAAAAGGCATACGGGCAATTGCTGGTGAGGTGCGGGAAAGCCTAGCTATGCACATAAAAGCAAAGGGGTGTGAAATTCCGCTTGTTGATGCAATAAAATGAGCCAGATCAACACAGGACGTCCCGTCTACGCCAAAGGCCAGACACCGCCCAAGGCACCCCGCAAGCAGATGAAGCGCAACACTAAACCTAAAGACGTGTGCGAACCTGGCAAGATGTTTGTGTCAGAAAAACTGCGTAAATTTGCCAAGGGCCAGCCGTGCCAGATGCGCAGCGGGTGGTGCAATGGGGACAATGAGACAACTGTGCTGTGCCACGTCAGGCGCGGCGCGGGCGCGGGTGCCAGTCAAAAGCCTCACGACTGGTGGAGCTACCACGGGTGCAGCGATTGCCACGCGCGCGAGCATCTTTTTAACGATGTGTTGCTATTTGAGGCTACGCGCCGCACGCAATACGCCGTGTTTGAGCATTTCGCCAGCCTAACCCCGTGATTATTATTCTGTAATATCCGAATTAGGGCTTGCCATGAGGATCAACTAGCCGTAGTGTAGGGATAGAAGCAAACAAAGGATCAAGACCATGACAAAAGAATATGCAAACGCAGGCGACACAGTAGAACTTTACAACGGCAAAGTTGTCACGGTTGTGGTCGCACTAGATCGGTCCATTGTTTACAAGGAAAATGGCCGCAGTCTTAACGCACGCCACGGAAACTATACAATTAAGGCGGCGGCATAAAGCCCCGCCCACCAACCCCAACAAAGGATAAGACCATGACAGACTTTAACGACTGGTATGCAAAGACAACGGCAGCAGGTAATCCATTTTCCAAAAGTAACCTTAGAGATTGGTGTCGCATTGCATACGAGGCAGGCGCGGCATCACAGGCCGGAACCCTGCGCGATGAATTTGCAGGGCGGGCTTTGGCATCTTTTACAGTAGACAATTTTGTTTCCGCTGAGGCATTGGGAATCCTCGCCTACCGCATATCCGACGCAATGTTAGAGGCACGCAAGACGACAGGGGAGGGCGAGGCATGAAACAACTGGAAAAGCTACTGGCAGACATTAAAGCCAGAACCATTGTCTATGAAGCCCTAGACGATGACGCAGATCAAGCATGGGACGAACTGGCCGAGGCATATGTAGCAGAAGACAGGGAACTAAACCGCATAGACATTGAAGGGGAATAGCCATGACACAGCGAGCAAACGACTTTATCATCTGGCGGGCAGGAACGTCGGTCAATTGGGAATGCACCGTGCAAGAGATTGCAGACGAAACGAAAATCCCACCTAGCACCGTATCATCAACGTGCAGGCGCAAAGGCTGGAAGCTAGTTCACGGTAACGTTGGGCACGGCTTTTCAGACAGGCTGAGCATTGACCACATCATGGCAAGCAAGCACTTGCAGGTCAGGGGTGCAACATGAGTCAACACAACACCAAGGGAAACACCATGAAAACTCTACTCAAGCTAACAAACATTGAACGGGTTGCGGTCCATGAAGCACTGGAAGCAATAAAGTCCGCGCCTAAAGGGTCGCTGTTGGTCTATTATCGTGGCGCCGTGGGCAGATGCTCGCCAATCATCATGCGGGACGCCCGCGCGGCTGCGGCAGGCATCGGGGAGCTATGCCAGAAGCCCACGCAATCCTATGACCGTCGCGGGTATCGCATCTGGGACTACATGATCCAGAAGCACGGGGTCGCAAAATGAACGTCGCAGAAATGGAAATCGTGTCGCAAGTCCCATTCAAGCTGCCGCGCATGGCAACAAAGATCGAGGGCCATATTGGGCGGCTGATGCTTAAAGCTGAACGCGACGACGGACACGTCGCAAGAATCCCAAAAGACATGGGGGCCAATTTCGGGGCGGCACGTCTTGACCCAGACTTCCAAAGAAAAAAGGCCATTGAAGTAACCGAACTTCTAAAGGGCAAGCTACCTATGGGTCGGGAGCAAATCGCCGCACTGTTGAACTGCTCAAAGGAAACCGCAGGCGGGCGGGCCGCTTGGGCAGTTGAAATGGGATTGCTTGAAAAAGTTAGTACAGGCACCTTTAACGCAGGACAGCCGACATTGACTTATTCATTTGTGAAGGAGGAAACCACATGACCGATGACCACACACACCAAGGCGACGACGTGCATTCTGTTGAGGCAGCGATGCAAGAGTCAAACGTATTGCGCCCCAAAGACATAATTGCATCCGGGCCTACCGATGCCGAGGTCAATGATGTTTGCTTGAGCTACCGGCACGATTTTGGCTTGTTAGACGTTGAGTTGCAAAACAGGGTTAGACTAGAAGCACGATTTTGGTATGAGGCATGGATGAAACTGCTAGACGACCCACACGCAGCACCAACGGAGGGCGAACACTTGACCCCGTCCGAAAAATAACGCAAACTTAGGACGGGTCGTCATGGGCCTTCCTTTGTTGGTAAGTGGTCCGCGTATTCCTCCCAGAGCGCGGACCACGACAACAGCCGCATTGATGTGGTGTGATAGTTACCCTTAGATGGGCGAATGGAATACACTTTAAATCCAAGTCACACCTCATGAGCGCGGCAAGTGGGCTAAGCCTGATAGTGCGTCAGGCAACGTAGTAAACCAAAAGCACAAGACCAGCGCCGTAATGGGTCAGCAATGGTCGCGTTCAAACCACAACCCGAACCAAAGGGCAGACATGACCAGCAAATCACAGGCAAGACGCAACAAACGCGCACAGAACAAAGCCACACCCCAAGAATGGCCCGCTGTGCGCAATGGCGTATCAATCGCTACCCAACCCACATCGCGGCCTACAGATGAACGCCTAGCGCGCGGACAGTGGACCGCACCGGACAGCAACGGCGGGGCGTTTGTTGACTTGGCGTGCGACATGATCGGGCGGCTGTTTGTTTCTAAGCAAATCACAGAGCAGCAAGCACAAGAAGCGCGGACATTCTCGGAAGTGTATGCGGCCTACCTTGAAGAAATCGGCATAACGGAAAGCAAGTCTTGCCTTGCGGTGTCATCGGGCGGGTTTGATCCAAGCGACGGCAACGAGGCAGTGTTCAAGAGATACTACGCAATTCGGGACAAGATCGGGCGCGTTAAGACGTCATTACTGCAAACGGAATGCGGCAAGTCGGCAGACGACAAGCCGCACAACCTATCGGCTTTACGCAATGCGCTGGACTGTTTGGCGGCGTAGGTACAACACAACAACAAAGGACCATGATATGACATTCTGCAAAATTATAGTTGCGTTGATTAGCATATTGATGCTGTGGATTCAGTGGCTTTGGAATGCTGACCAACCTCCTGTTGGCCTTGACGAATCGGCATTTGAGTTTTTGTGGTTTGCATTTTGGGCCAGTACGTTATTGCGCGCAATACTCCAAAGTACCAAGACATGAACGCTAATTTAATTTGCTGGGCAATGATAACCGCAGGTTCTTGCGGAGCTTTATTTGTGATGTTTGGCGCGGTTGCAGCTTTCGTTTGCTTGGCAGCGGTCGGAATAATTTTGCTCATTTTAGAAAGCTCATAAGGACCGCCACTAATTGAACTCCTTGACTACCGCGCAAAACCTGCTATTTGTTGAGGCGAAGAATTGCGTTTAGTCCACGGGCTAGACGCTTTTTGCGTTGGGCGGGATGCCCATACCCTAAACGAAAAGGCGGGAAGCCCAATGGACCAATGGCCAGCAGATAATGTCGAGCGCCGCAAGGTTGCCGACCTTATACCATATGCACGCAATAGTCGCACGCACAGCGACCAGCAAGTCGGGCAGATAGCAGCAAGCATTAAGGAGTGGGGCTGGACGGTTCCGGTCCTGATTGATCCTGAAGGCGGATTGATTGCAGGCCACGGGCGTATTCTCGCAGCGCAAAAGCTGGGCATCGCAGACGTGCCTTGCATGGTGGCCGATGGATGGACCGACGCGCAAAAGAAAGCCTACGTTATCGCAGATAACAAGCTGGCGTTAAACGCGGGTTGGGATGACGCAATGCTCAAGATTGAATTGGGCGAGTTGGGCGATCTGGATTTTGACCTATCGCTGACGGGCTTTGACACAGACGAGCTTGCGGCGTTCTTAGCAGAGCCAACGGACGGCCTGACAGACGAGGACGCGGTGCCGGAAGCGCCAGAGGTGCCTGTCACGGTTGAGGGCGATGTTTGGCTGTTAGGGCGACATCGGCTGATGTGCGGGGATAGCACGAGCATTGACGCGGTTGATAAGCTGATGGATGGGGCGAAGATTGACCTTGTCCACACGGACCCGCCTTATGGGATAGAAGAAAAGGGCGACCGTTCTAAGCGTGGTGGGATAACGCAAGGAAACAACCTCAAAGACTTTAACGACGAAACAACAGACGCTGCTAGGGATTCATTCGCATTGTGCGCGGCGATGAATATACCAAGACAAGTTTGGTGGGGTGCTAACTATTATTCACACGCCGTTCCAGAGACCGCGAACTGGTTGGTGTGGGATAAGCGCGTTGAGGAAAAGCAAAAAGACATGAATTCGGACTGCGAATTAGCTTGGGTCAAGTCTAAGTGGTCAAGTGTTCGAATCTTTAGGCATTTGTGGAAGGGCTTGATAAAGGCGAGTGAACACGGGCAAAAGCGCGTCCATCCAACACAAAAGCCTGTCGCCTTAGTGGAGTGGGTTTTTGATTATTATAAAGATGTTTCCACGGTCCTAGATTTGTTCGGTGGGTCCGGCTCAACGCTTATCGGAGCAGAAAAGCAGAACAAGTCTTGCTATATGATGGAGTTTGAGCCTCATTATTGTGAAGTCATAATCAAGCGCTGGCAGGACTTTACAGGCCAGACAGCAACACTAGAGGCCACAGGCCAAACATACGAAGAAATGATCGCCGAGCGGGTGGCGGCATGATTGCCATGACCCTGCAGGATGACGAGGCACAAGCGCTTGAGGCGTTGCTCGACCTGATACTTACAAACGAGGCAGCATCGGCAGCGGTGTTTACGGACGGAAACCAGCGCCGCAAGGTTAAGCGCGTTTCTATGAAGCTGCATTGGGCTAAAACTCAAGCGGCATAACGACATTGAGGGCGGGATGCCTTCATAAGAAAGGGCGGGAAGCCTATGGCGAAGAATGACAACATGGGGCGACCTGCGTTTATCCTTACAGACGAGCAGTTCAAAACCATTGAGGGAATGGCACGCATCCAATGTACGCAGGTCGAGATATGCGACATATTTGAAGTGACGGAAAAGACGCTGAACGTGGCGCTTAAAAAGCACAGCGGCACAACTTTTTCCCAGCTTATTAAAAAGAACGCCAGCCACGGCAAGGCTTCGGTTCGTCGGGGCCAGTGGAAGCTGGCAACCGAAAAGCTAAACCCAACGATGCTGATCTGGCTCGGCAAACAGCACTTGGGGCAGACCGACAAAGTGGAAAGCACAGGTGAAGTTGAGGTTCATCACTTTGATGGATGGGAGATTGAACGTGCGAAACCCGATCCGGCTTAAACTGACCGAGCCGCAAGAGCGGTTCTTAATGTCAGAAGTAAAGCACCCGGCGTTCATTGCTGGATTCGGGGCGGGCAAGTCTGAGGTTATGGCCTATTCTGCGCTAGGGGACGCGGCACACAGCGCAACTGCGTTGATCGGGCTATATGCGCCAACCTATGACCTTGTGAGGCTTATCACGGGGCCAAGGATATGCGCCAAGCTAACAGAGCAAGGCATTCCGCACAGATGGAACAAATCGGAGAACGTGGTTTACACATCATGGCCTCGCTTCGGTGACTTTCTAATGCGAACGATGGACAACCCTGAGCGGATTGTTGGTTACGAGACATATCGCGCGCACGTTGACGAATTGGACACGCTCAAGGTTGATAACGCCCGCAAGGCGTGGAACCAGATTATCGCTAGAAACCGACAGCATCCAGAAGGCATAAAACGGCCATTCAATCGGGTATCGGCTTACACAACGCCGGAGGGCTTTCGGTTTGTCTACGAACGCTGGGCCAAGGAAAAGACGGACGGATACGAATACTTTCAAGCACCGACATATAGCAACCCGTTCCTGCCTGACGACTACGTTGACAACCTCAAGGCCAGTTATCCGGCGCAACTGATCGACGCCTATATCGAGGGGCGGTTTGTTAACCTAACATCCGGCACCGTTTACAATTCATACGAGCGCGAAACCAACCGCAGCCACGAAACGCTAAAGGCAGGCGAACCGATCAAGCTGGGCATGGACTTTAACGTCGGCAACATGGCCGCGTGCGCGTTTGTTCTACGGGAAAATGACTGGCATTGCGTTGACGAAATAAAGGGCGGGATCGACACCCCGTCAATGATTAACACACTGGCCGAGCGATACGCAGGCCACAGCATCACGATCTACCCCGACGCAAGCGGTAAGAACACCTCAAGCAAGGGCGCATCACTGTCAGACATCGGACTGCTACGCGGGGCGGGCTATGCCATACGGGCCAAGCCAAGCAACCCGCGCGTTAAGGACCGCGTGTTGGCCGTTAATATGGGCTTCCAACGGGGCCGCGTGTTCGTCAACCCCGATACATGCCCCGAAACCGCGCGATGCCTTGAACAGCAGCCCTATAACAAGCAGGGCGAACCCGAAAAGACAACCGGACTTGACCACCAGAACGACGCTTTCGGCTATCCGCTTGCGTATGAAATGCCTGTCGTTAAGCCGACAATGACCTCAACAGCCTTGCCATTCTAAGGAATAAATATGTCCAAAACAGTCAACAAACGATCCAAGGCAATGGCCGACATGGTTGAGGCCGCAAAAAAGGGCCGCGCGCTTATGGGTGGGACCGATACCATGCGCACGGCGGGCCAAGAGTACCTGCCCAAGTTCAAGGCAGAGCAAGACGCGGACTATCAAGCGCGTTTGAATTCATCGTGGCTGTTTAACGGGATGCGCAAGACCGTCAAGGACATGACGGGGCGGGTTTTTACCAAACCAATCACAATTGTTGAGGGCTCGGATCGCCTCAAGGAATTTGCCACAGACATCAACATGCAGGGCCAAGACCTAAGCGCTTTTGCGTCTGACGTGTTCAAGGATGCGTTTGTGCCGGGTATTTCGTACATCATGGTTGATGCGCCGCGCCGTCAGGGCGAAACAACCCGCGCGGCGGCTGCAACGCTTGGCCTGCGTCCCTACATGGTACATTTGCGGGTTGAGGACATTCTTGGCTTTAAGACCGAGCAGTTCAACAACGTGCTGGCCTTGTCAATGTTGCGGATTATGGAGTCAGTGACAGAGAGCGACCCAAAAGACGAGTTCACGCAAATCAATGTGGATCAGGTGCGCGTGCTCACGCGTGAAGTCAACACGGTATCGGTGCGCATCTATCGCAAGAACGACAAGGACGAATGGTTGGTTGTGGATGAGTATGTTACGAGCAGTGAAGAAATTACCGTCATTCCGTTTTATGCCATGCGGACGGGGTTTTTTACAGCCGAGCCTGTCCTTGAGGATCTGGCCGATGTAAATATCGCGCACTGGCAATCGCAGTCAGATCAACGCCACATTCTGCACTTTGCGCGCGTGCCGATCCTGTTCGCGTCTGGTCGAGGCGAGGATGAGCCGCTTGTCATCAGCGCCAGCCAAGCCGTCACCTCACGCGATGCCGACGCCAAACTGGAATGGGTCGAGCATTCAGGGCAGGCAATTGGCGCGGGCAGGACCGACTTGCAAGACCTGCAATACCAAATGCAGGCGCTCGGCTTGCAATTGCTTGTGGCCAGCCATGAGACAGCAACCGGCGCTGTGCTGGATTCGGCCAAGGAAACGTCCACCCTGTCAATGATGGCAGACAACCTAAAAGACGCGCTTGAAAAGGCGCTTGAATGGATGGCGTTCTATTCAGGCGAAGGTGAACAAGTCATCACGGTTGAGGTCAACAAAGACTTTGGCATCGTGCCGTTGACTGCACAGGAAGTCCAAGTGATGCAGGCTGACGTAAACTTGGGGCTGTTGTCTAAAGAAGCGTATTATGCCGAGCGCAAGCGTCGCGGGTTCCTAAGCCCCGATCTGGACACGCAGGCAGACATGGACATCATTGCAAGCGCGCCGCCTGACTTGCAAGGCGAGGGGCTAGACCTTAGCGGGCCGAGCGGGCTTGACAGAGCGATTGCGGCCTTTAATGGATAACGATCTAAGCGAGTTTGTCGGCAAGGGCTTTGCAATGCTGCGCGACAGGCTGAAAGCTGTTGAGGCGCGCAAGGCGATAGACGGCATTGACGGGCAAGACGGCAAGGATGGAACCAATGGCAAGGACGGCAAAGATGGAAGCAATGGCAATGACGGTTCGAATGGCTTGGACGGAAGCAACGGCAATGATGGAACAAATGGCAATGACGGACAGCGGGGGATTAAGGGCAATGAAGGCAAATCCATACGGGGCGAAAAAGGGGACCAAGGGGACCAAGGCGAAGCCGGTGAAGCGGGGGAAGTAGGGCCAAAGGGTCGCGACGGCACCAACGGCACAGACGGCAAGGATGTGACAGCCACAGACGGCAAAGACGGCAACGGCATTAAAGACGTAGAGGTCAACGCACGCGGGCATCTAATCATCACGTTAGACAATGGACGCACAAAAGACGCAGGCAGGGTTAGAGGCAAGGACGCACAGCAATTCCAAGGCATGATTGCAGGCGGGCCAAGCACGCCACGACCGTCTGGCATTGTTACGCTAGACTTTGGCGCATCAAACAAAACGGCAACCGTTGTCGTTACGGGCGTTGGATCAATCTCGGCAACGTCTGTTGTCTTGGTTAAAATGCGCATTGAAGACACAGCCGACCACATCGCAGATGACTTGCTAGTTGACCCAATCCGCGTTGAGGCATTCGCAATCGTGCCGGGCGTCGGCTTTACGATCTACGGCACTATGCAAAACGCGCCTGCAAATGGCAAATACAACGTCCAGTGGGCGCTAGTTTAGGAAAATACAATGGCAGTAGAAATCAAATCAGGTGACAGCACGGACCTTGCGGGTGTGTTCCCAGTTGGTAAAGGCTTGCGGGTTACAAACGTCAGCAGCGAAGGCATTGAGGGGTTCCAGTCTTTGCCGATATCTGTTCCCTTAACAGAAGTTACAACTTTAAACGATGATCTACTTTCATCCCTTGACGTGTCACAATACAAGTTTATTAGCTTGCAATTAACCGGTACTTGGTCTGGCACGGTATCATTCCAAGGCTCTAACGACGGCGGCACATTCTACCCTATTGTTACATCCAACCCAAGCGGTGGGCAGGCAATTGGCGAAACCTCAACAACAGTTAATAGGCTGGTAAAAGTTCCAACGATTTACAAGTTTGTGCGGATTCGTGTGACAGCTTACGTTTCTGGTGTCGTTGAGGGCGTAGCCTTTGGGCATCGGGACGAAAACTCATCGGGCCTTATCGCTGCAATTGGTCCAGTGACGCTGAACGCCGAGACAACCAAGAAAATTGGTAATGTTGGCATTGCGCAAAGCGGTGCCGCCGTAACGTATCAGAAATTTATTTCAGCCACGACAACCAACGCAACCGCAGTATCAAGCGTGCCCGCCAATATCTCAATTCTGCACATGGAAAACAGCGGCGACGGTGTGCGGTACGTTAAGTTTTACAACAAGGCCAGCGCTCCTGTCGTTGGGACCGATGTTCCGCTAATCACAATCGGCATCCCCGCCGTGTCAAGTTCTAGCTTTACCCTGCCCGCATTGGTTGGCATTGACTTTTCAATCGGCATTTCGTTTGCGATTACTTTGGGCGCGGCTGACGGTGATGCCACGCCGTTAACAGTTACTGCAAACGTCACGGGCTTGATCGCCTACGCAGCCCTGTAATGGCAAACGCCCTTGATTGAGTTCGGTTAAGGGCGTATGCTTGGGGCTTAACAAGGGAGAGTGAACCATGACACCGAAACAAATGGTTGAAATTTTAGACGGGCAGTTGACAGATTGCTATGCAGAGATTGAGGCCAAGAATGCCCGCATTGCCGAGCTTGAGCTTGAGGTTACATGCCTTGGCGAAGTCAACCGAGCTTTGTGGGAAGAACGCGCACACGGAGCACCCCTTACATTTTGCGGTTTTCCGATGCGAGAAGCCATGACAATACTTGCCATTGAAAGTAAAAGGCTAAGAGACGCCAAATGACCAACGCTAACGATAAAATCCTTGACCGCATGACAACCCGCGCGCTGGACCTGCAAAGGTTAGCGGCGGGCCAAGCGCGTGACGTGTCGCGGTTCCTGAATGAGTTGCAGGGCGACATCGTGGCACAGCTTGCGCGGATCGACCCAACGGGGATCGGCAGCATATCACGGCGTCAGGCGCGGCTGGAAAAGCTGTTGGCGCAGGTTAAGGGAACCATCACGGCGTCTTATCGCACAGAGGGCAAACGCCTTGCGAATGAGTTGCGCGAAGTTGCGGACATGGAAGCGCGGTTTGCGGTATCGGCAATCAACCAAGGCGCGGGCGTCCAGCTTATCACCACAGAGCTAACGCGCGGGCAGCTTGTGGCTATCTCAGGCGATCTGCTAGTGCAGGGCGCTCCGGTGTCGGACTGGCTGTCACGGCAGGCAGGCGACACGCTACAGCGGTTCCAAGACAACATGCGGCTGGGCATTGCTCAGGGCGAAACAAACGCGCAGCTAATCCGGCGCGTTCGGGGCGGCAAACAGAACGGCGAAGTCGTTGAGGGCTTTATGAAAGTCACGCGCCAACACGCTGACAGCCTTGTTAGATCGGCAACGCAAGCCGTATCTCAGGCATCGCGGCAAGCGGTCTACAATGAAAACGACGACATTATCAAAGCCGAGCAATGGTTAAGCACGATTGATCTGCGCACAACAGAGCAATGCGGCGCGCGCGACGGGCTGACGTACACGGTTGGAACGCATGAACCCATTGGGCATTCATTGCCTTGGTTTGGCGGGCCCGGCAGGCTGCATTGGGGCTGCCGATCAACTTCCACCCCCGTGCTAAAGTCATTCCGCGAATTGGGCTTGAACATTGACGAGGTGCCAGCATCCACACGCGCAAGCCTTGACGGGCAAATCCCCCAAGATACCACATTCGAGGGGTGGTTATCACGGCGCACGGTTGCCGAGCAGAATGAGAACCTTGGCGTTGGACGTGCAAAGCTATGGCGCGACGGTGATATATCTTTCCGTGATTTGATGGATGCAAACGGGCGTCCGTTATCGCTGGCAGACTTGCAGGCGAGACTTTAATCAAACCCCCTTGCATACCGCGCAAAAATGGTGTATTTCTGTGCTTGAATAACTGTGACTTAAGCGGAGATTGATCACTGCGGCTAGCCCGCACATCTGCCGCACAACCCGCCCCGCCTCTCATTGAAGCGCCTCTGGGCGGGTTTTTTATTACAACAATCGAACCAAACAACCCTGCATCTGCGGGGCTTTTTGCGTTGGCGGGATGCCAGCGCCTTAACAGCGGGAAGCTGAACTATGAAAATCGAAGTAACCGACGCAACCACCCTTCCAACATGGCTACAGGGCCACGTATCAGAGGGCCACCTTGATCTTGGCGCACTTGCTGCACCGGAAGACGTGAGCGGCCTTAAAACCGCGCTATCAAAAGAGCGCGGCAACGCAGCGGCCTATAGCAAGTATGGAACGCCTGACGACATTGACGCGCGGTTTGCAGAGTTGGCCGAAAAGGCCAAGGGCAACGGCAAGGGCAGCGACGACGCACAGGCCAAGCTGGACGCAATGAAAACGGAATATGAGGGCAAGCTGACCGGCGCTAACGACCGCATTTCCAAAATGATGCAGCGCGGCGCATCTAGCGACCTCAAGGCAGAGTTGGCGAAAGCTGGCTTTATCTCAGAATCAATTGACGACATTGCCTCAAGCGCAATGGTTCGTCTCAAGTTTGCAGAAGACGGCACCGCTCAGGTGATGACGTCTGACGGAAAGCCGATGATTGGATCAGGTTCTGATCACGGTGCGACCTTAGCCGATCTGGCGAAGGAACTTGCCACATCCAAATCATACGCGGTTCGGGATGCGGGCAAGGGCGGCGGCGGGAAGCCAGCCGGATCACAGGGCGGGACGCCTGACAAACCCACAGTTACACGAGCGACCTTTGACTCAATGTCACAGATTGAGCGTGCAACCCATTCAAAATCAGGCGGCGTAGTCAAAGACTAACCGCACATTAGGAGAATAGCCCAATGGCTAACGTACTCACAGACCTTGCAGCCGACATCTACCGCGCAGCCGACATTGTTGGCCGTGAATTGGTTGGCGTCATTCCATCCGTAACAATCAACGCAGGCTCCGAGGGCGCTGCCTTTGGTGATACCGTTCGCGCCGCTGTCACAGCACAGCCAACGCTTAACGAAACCTACACACCTGCGATGACCATTCCTGAAGGCGACGACCAGACAGTCGCTAACAAGACAATGACCATTGACAAAGTTGCCAACGTACAAATCCCGTACACCGGCGAAGACATTAAGCACCTCAACAACGGCGCTGGATACGAGACTGTTTACGGCGATCAGATCGCCCAAGCATTCCGCACAATCACAAACAAGATTGAAACCCACGTCGCTTTGACGCTTTCCCTTGGAGCATCGCGCGCCATCGGCACGGCGGGAACCACGCCTTTTGGTTCCAACTTTAACGAAGTGGCTGAAGTTCGCCAAATCCTCATTGACAACGGTATGCCACTTGACGGCCAAGCAACCATTGCAATGAACTCCTCTGCTGGCGTCAAATTGCGCAACCTTGCACAGTTGCAAAAGGTTAACGAGGCGGGCGGCGACGACCTGTTGCGCCGTGGTGAATTGCTTAACCTGCAAGGGCTTATGCTCAAAGAGTCCGCTGGTATCGCCCAGCACGTCAAAGGCACCGCAGTAAGCGGCGTTGTAAACGGCGCTCTTGCAATCGGCGCGACTGCTGTTGTGTTTGACGGGGCAACGGCTGGCTCGACAGGATACAAAGCTGGCGATGTAATCACGTTTGCGGCTGACACTGCAAACAAGTACGTTGTTGAGGCTGGCGTTGTTGGAACTTCTGGCACTATCACTATTGCTGCACCGGGCTTGCGCGTTGCAATCCCAGACAACAACGCAATTACTGTCTTGAACGACTACGCCGGAAACGTCGCATTCCACCGCGCCGCTTGCGAATTGGTTATTCGTCCGCCAGCCATGCCTTTGGGCGGTGACGCAGCAATTGACCGCCTTACCGTGCAAGACCCATTCTCCGGCGTCGTGTATGAGATCGCAGTCTACAACGGCTACGGCAAAAAGATGTTTGACATCACGACCTTCTACGCTGCCAAAGTTTGGAAGCCTGATTTCGTGGCATCATTGCTCGGCTAAATTTAGCAGGGGGGCGGGCTTAGGTTCGCCCCCTCACTAAGTTTAGAGGGTTTGCACAATGGCACTAGATACCACAATCGGCGGCACGGCCTCAGACAGCTACGGCACGCTTGCGGCCTATACAGCCTACGCGCTGGGCATGGGTTGGACGCTTGCAGCCACAGACGCGCTAAACGAAATCAACCTGCGCAAGGGTGCGACGTATCTGGATCGCAAGTATTCATTCATCGGAATGCAGCAGTATCAATATCAGGCGCTTTCATGGCCTCGCCTTGTCAACGACTTGGTTGACGATTGGCCGATCAATCCTGACACAATCCCGCTTGATATCATTCACGCGCAGTTTGAGGTGGCCTACATCTTGCAGGGCGGGCTTGATCCATTCGCAACAATCGAAACAAACGTCACAAACGACGTCATCAAGGTTGGCCCAATCACATTACAAGCCGAAACGCTGCCGACATCTACACCGCGCATTGTTGCGGTTGAGGGCTTGCTGCGCGGCTACATTCGCGGCGGCGTTGGTATGGCAAACATGGTGCGCGGCTAATGGCTACCGTTCGCAGCCGTGTCACAGGGGCCTTTGACAAACTGGCCGCACAACAGCCCGACGTAATCCAGACCGGCACCATTCAACAGCCGACACCAACGGCAAGCGGCGGCGGTCCATCCGATCCTACGG